TAATCTTTGTAACGACGCAGCCAAATCAACGGCCTTTTCGGGGTCAAACAAATCTTCGGCCAACGTAAATATTTTAGACATGTCAATGTTAAACAATGCGGCCTTTGCTGACATTCTAGTTAAACCCTCAATTCCATTTGCAAAATTAAATGTGCTAAGCTTACCTAAATTTTGAACAACTAAATCACTAACCGCTTTAGTATTCACCCCCAACGCTCTTGTAGTGTTGATAACTTTTTGCATGTTAGTTGTGATTAGGGAAAGGGAAAAACCTTGTTCCTTAAAACTTTTAACAAGTTTATCGGACTCTACACCTGTAGCTTCCTGTGCGGCAACTATTTGTTGTATTTCTTCGGCTGTTGCTACGTAATTTCTATTTGTTGCATCAGCAATTTCATTAACCGTTTTAGCCGCTAATGCTATCGCATCTTCGTATGAAGAAACTTGATCTGTTAATAATAAAAGTTTAGAAGATGCGTCAGATATCCCAAGAGCCATTTCTTGAATTCTGTCTCTAGCACCTCCGAAATTCTTTATAATTGACGTAGTAGATACATCTAACTGTGATAAAGTATCCCCAAACTCAAAAAGACTTTCATTTATTTCTGTTAAAGTTCTTCCTTGCTCCTGTCCGATTTTACCAAGTGATTTTAAAAACCCCTCCTCATCAAAAGTATTTTTGTCTTTGTTAAAAAAACTTTCCCAATTTGCTTTTTTCTTCGTCATCTAAAAAATTTGTATCTATTTATATAAATACAATTAAATCACGTTTTTGGTGTAATTTCGTCAATATACTTATTTAAAAGATATTTTCTAAGCCATGTTGGCATAGTATTAAAATCTGTATAAGATATGTTCAGGTTTTTTGTGCAGTAATAATATTCGTCGGAAAGGATTTTTCTATACTCAGAAGAAAGGCCGAAAAAATTCAACCCCGAAAGCCACACTTATGGTAACCTTTTCTCCTGACGGGGCTAAAATATCTCTTGATAAATCCAAACTTGGTTCATTATCATTTAAAAAGTTTCTAATAGTTTTTGAATCTAGAATTGGAAGATTTTCAACAAATTTCGCTACACTATTTCTATCTGAACTACCATCTACTTCTAAAATTTGTTTATTTAATTTCCAAGTAACTTTAGGAGCGACCAAATTTACGGGATAATTATCAGCCAATTTTTCTAATTCTAAACTTTCACCCAAACTTAATGGTTTTATTTTAACAACACTACCTGATTTAGGTAATTTTAATACAAATGAACCATCTTCACTTGGTTGTTGTTCTGTTTTTTTAATATTTAATTCGTCAAGTGATAATGTATAATCAAATTTCTTATCCGTTTTCGGATCAATAAGGTTAAAATTATATTCAGGACCGAATGCAGTATTTCTTAAAAATATCAAAATCGCCTCAACATCACCCATCAATAATTCCTCAGGTCTTAATTCGGGTTCATATAATTTACTTCTTAATAGTGATAAAATAATACCTTCTTTATTATTTGATTTTACAGACATTAAAATATTTTCGTCCGAAGCAGTTAAATAACCTACCTTAACTGATTTTTTCTTACTTTTATAAAATACACCACCGCTTGGTAATGTCACAATATCGTGTGGTAAATTAAATCCCACTTGTCCGTATGCTGAAGCGTCTTGTTCCATAAGTTTTTATCATAATAATATTCTATTTAATCTCAATGTAAATTTAAAAGCAAAAAAAACCCATACATACAAATGTATGGGAATTTTTAAATAGTATTTTTATAATTAAAAAATTAGTAAACTAATATACAACGATCCATACGAAGAGAAGCGGTGATCTCAGCTAACCCATCTTGATTATATGCTAAGGATCCAAAATTAACATCAGTCAAAAATGTTCCTTGTAAAATCCATTTTTCAACAGGAACTCCAGTTGGATCAAGCATCTCCAAATCAACATCTTGTTTATACCCCGCAGCATAACCCATACGACCTGTTACAGATTCAGCACAAAGGCGAACCCACTCCATAAGAGCTTGAGCGGCTGATGGTCCAATTGGATCTCTGAATTTTACAGAAATAGGATCCCAATTAAATCTACCAGCAACAAATGTTGATGTATTTAGAAAAGGTATTTCTGTGGAATTTATCTTGATTGATGGTCTGGCAGCAGTTTCTACAAACCATTCATTAATACCCAAACTTGATGGAAATCTCAAGATGAACCTGTTCTGTCTTTTTGGTTCATAGGGTATGGGCATTTTCATTAGTAAATCAGCCATTTTATTTTAATTTTTTTTTCAGTTTATTTTTATTATAAATATCATTCACTTTTGTTTTTTTTAATATTTTTTCTTTACTCCTCCTGCAGTTGAATAAGTTTGTAAAATATTTTCAGGGTCTTTTTCAAAATGCTTTTTCATACTCTCCACATTTCTAATGTCATCATCAGAAAATCCTATGGTTGGTTCGGGAATAAAATTGTTGCTGACATCGTTCTTTAAAAAAGCTTTTTTTCCAATTTCACTTGAAATTTGTTTTATGTAAGAAATAAATTCTTTCATTGCTTTTATTTTTCCTTCTTCAGGATTTGTTGCCGAACCTTCACCATAAGTAACAGGATAAAATCTACATAAATCCAAATATTCATTTAAAATCTCTATTTTATCTTGAGACCCTTGGTATCCAGCCATATCTCTATATTTCTCTAAATTCCTAATTAACTCTGTAAAAGAAATACCATCTCTATTTGACAATATAATATTATAACAAGCCTCCCTTAATACGGATGGAGTATGTCCTCTTGCTGTGATAATTGCAAATATTGACCCGTTATTAATCGCCTCAACAAAATCAGGCCAAGCAGGACCAACAGGTGCAACCATACTGTCAATTATAAATTTTTTATCTCCATTAACACCGAAGTTTCTAAATGGATTTTCACCAAAACCAACTATAATCTCACTTTCATATTTAAATTCTTCATTACCTATTTTGGTTCTAAAATGCGCAAAATCATCAGTTGACATTCCAACTTCATCTCCGCTTTTAGTTTTAAGAATAATTTTTGTTGGCATATTCATAATATTATCATCCCAATCAAAAGCGTAATACTTCATATCAGGAGTTCCCTCGTCTGTTATACCTTCAAATATTTTTCTTCTTATCATTTTGTTAATTTGTTAATTAATCTCTCTAACTGAGATTCGGAAACAACAATTGATTTTGGTTTTTTCTTGGTTGTTTCATTTATTTTTTTTGGTTGCTTAGGTTTCATAATTTTTTTATATATAAATATTAGAACTTTATAAAAAACAAATCCCCCCTAAAAAAATAGGAGGGATTTGTTAATTTTATTTAAAAACGATTATATGTTTTCAAATGAAGCACCTGTCGGTGTAATATAGAATGTGATATCTATGAATTCCAAAGATTTTGTTGGTTTGATATAAATAGATCCTACCAATCTATTATTATCCAAATCTTCAACAGAATTAGATACTGTCACTCTAAAGTCATAAAGACCTCTATCTCTTCTAATTGAATCCAAGATAGGATTAACTGCGTCAAGGAATTGTTGTCTCACAATTGCATCGTTTTGTTCAAATAACAATCTAACTGCAACTGCTGATATTAATTTACGAGCTTGTAACAACAATCTTCTTACGTTAATTCTATCAAGTGCTGATTGTTTAATTTGTAGAGTTTTGTTACCCCAAATTACAGTACCTACATCTGAGAAAGTAGCAATAGGATTGATTCTTCCTTCATATAAAACATCTCTATCAGTTTGAGATAATTTCTTTCTTGCTTTAACTGAATTAACAAGACCTCTTGTATAACCTGCGGTTGCAAACCAAGGGAATGCTACGTTATCAGTTAATGCCAAGTTTCTTGTAACCTCAGCTGTTGGTGGAATGTAAATTTGTGTGTTATTCACATTATCTCTTGTTAATAACCAAGGATAATATGTCGCCGTATAATTTGAATCAATATCAGAATTATTTAAGTTGTCAATCGCATCTTCAGGTAATATCTGATCAGATTCAAACGATGTTGTTGGTACAAATAAATTGTAGTCAGGAGTTGTAACAATATAAATTGAGTCAGCTCTGTCAAGTTCGACCATATTAATTGTTTGTTCAACCAATTTAGGATTATTAACATAATCAATACCTGGTGTTACAAACACATTGATATTAACAGCTTCAGGGTTTGCAAATGTTTGAATACCTAAAAGGTACGCATAATAATCGGTGTTTGCCCAATCAACCTCATTTTGGTTAATTGTTATATTTCTGAACAATCCTTCCCCT